AGCTTTTGCCGCTTTTCTAAAAACGATTCATCAATCCGGTCAGGGTTGGATAGCCCCCCATCATCCGGGAACCCAGTATCCGGCAATGGGCTGTCTTGCGGGACGTTTGAAAAACTCCTTGTTCCCGGTTTTGCCGGTTGTGGTTTGATGTCCTTTGGCGGATTTTTCTCCAACGTGATATTGATATCCACGGAGCCGGTATCTTGTTTTTTACTTTTTGGAATATCCGCAGATGATCCGCCGCCAGGATTTAACTTGGGTATGGTTGCCATTTCTTTTTACCTCGGTTAAAATGTGGCTATGAAAAAGTTCTTCGTTTTGATTGCCATTGTTTGTTTCCCGCACATCGTTGATGCCGGAATTTGTGTTGTCCCAGCCCACGACAAAAACATTGATAAAAGACGAATCCCATACAATATTCTTGCTAAACTCCCCACGAAATCAGGCATATATGGCTCGGCGCACTTCGATTTCGATTGTTTTGAAAAATACTTTCAACGCGAATTTCCCGCATATAAATATATTTTGGATATCACCTTGAGAGCAGCGAAAGGGACGCTTTATATCCCGCCACCGCCGCCCTATAATCCATTACTGGACGGCCTCCCTCGATTTAGCGAGCCTGATAATTTCCTCCAGCCCTCGCGGGAATAAATCCGCCAAGGCTCCCGCGTCAATTGATTTTTGCAATGTGGTAAGGTCATTGACCAGTTGCGTCAACCGGTCGCCCGCTATCGCACCCGATTGAATCCCGGATATGATTTGTTCAATAACCTGGCTTACCTTTGTCCCATCTCTCGCAGCAACCAAGCCATTGGCAACGAAATCAAAAATGCTCCGTTCCTCCGGCAACAATTCGCCCAGGGTTATGTCGGAGACTACGGAAACCTCATCCTTCACGGCCCGGCGCTGATCCAATATGTCCTGAACGATCCGCCGCCTGTTTTCAATGATCGGCATGGATTCGGACTTTGCCGTCTTGTCCAGAATATCTTGAAGCTGGTTGTCAGGAAGGCGGCTTAAACTGTCCCGCACAGCCTGATCCTGTTGCTGGATTTGCCGGTCGGTTATTTCAGGTTGCGCCGTTGTTTTCGGCTGAACGGGTGCGGGCTGATTCTGTTCTGTTGGAGAAGAGATGGCCTCAACCGTCCCGGTTGTGGGTTGTGCAGGCTTGGCCTGTTCAATTTTTTTCTTGGCTGTCAGGTTTTCAGGTGTCTGCGGCTGTCCCGTGACCGCCTCTTGCACGGGAGTTTGGACGGTTAAGACACCAGCCACCTTCCCCAAAATACTTCCGCCTGAATCGCCGCGCTGATTCTCAAGACTGCTTATCTGTTTCTTGGTAGTTTGTCCGGATTGTCCCGTCGAAACAGCGCTGTTTGTCGTTGAGCTTGTGCGCCGATTCTGGAACTTGTCCTGCAAAAGCTTTGTGATTTCCAAGTCTGTCAACGAAGCAGGATTATCCATGGCCTTCTGCCTGATTTCTTCGATGGTCTTTTGATCAAACCGAAATTCGCCCTTATCGACACGCGAAAGCAGATCATTGGCGACCACAAAAGGATTTTCGCCGCCATCAACCCGAATCCTTGTCAAGGTTTTCAGGGTTTGAATCAACGTCTTTTCCCTCGGCTTCGTGAATTGTGCCAACGGCCCGACGGTTGAAATGCGAGCTTCAAATAGTTTTCCAACTTCCCGCAAAGCCTGGCTTTCAGTTTTCCGGTTACCGCCGGCCAATTCTTTTTGATATCGATTGATTTTCTCAGCGAGAGGCCGGGCGTCTTCGCCTGTAACCTGGCCCGTGGCGACAGATACCTGCAACGATTTTCTCAGTTCAGCCGGTGTGCCCTGGCGAAAGGCTATTCGGTTGGCAATATCATCAAAACTGTCAGGGTCTGATTTTTCTTTTTTCTGTGACTCGTTAAGCCGAACCAACGTTTGAAACTGACTCGCGGTTACCCCCCTTGTCCCGCGCAGTTCCTCCAGTTTTTGAGTCGTGACCTGATCGGGATTGAGGAGCAGGCTTTCAAAAGTCGAATCCTGCCCAAGCTTGCGCTGTTTATCGTCTACCGTTTCTTGTTTGCCGCGAATGCTGTTGAATGTCCGCAATGCTTCCGCTCGTAGTTGCGAGGCCCTCAGTTCGTCAAGGCCGTAAGTCCCGCTAACAAGGTTTTGCTTGTCGGCGTTTAAACGATCCTCAAGAGCTTTTGCTTCTCGTGTTTTCCCCTGATTCTCAAGCGCAACGATTTTTTTGAGAGTGGCGTTTTCGTCCAACGGTTCGCCGCCGCCCTGGGACAAACCAAGCCTCGGCTCCGGCTTCAAGTTGTCGATGATCGTTACGATTTGTTCAGGATTTTTATTCTCGATGGCTCGGCGAACATCGTTACGGACACGATCAACCTCGAGCTTTCTTTTGAAGTCCAAAAATTGTTTCGCTCCCTGGGTGGCAGTCAAAGCCGTTGACTCTACCGCGCCCTGAAACAATCTCTTGGCTTCGGCAATCCCGGCTTGTGCCGTTGCGTGAGCATCAGGCCCGAACGGAACTGAAAGCACGTCTTCTTGAATGGTTTGCAAATTATTTTGGAGGTTGGCAAGGTTCAGGTCTTTGGTCCTCCGGGTTTTTATGGTCGAGGCGCTGGCAAGCAAATCAAGGCCCATGCCGTCCAAGCGGCCTTGCAAGCGGGCAATATCTCGGTCGTCAACACTCCCGCCAATAGCATCACGATTGATAGCCGCCACGGCATCGCCAACGCGCGAATCGAATTTATCAAGCGGTTCATCCGAAAGCTGGGTTTTCAAATCCTGGAAATTTTTTCTTGCCCTGGAAATACGACCGGTAAAATCAGCCTCTCGCTCAAGCCGCTGTTGGCGCACGAGATTATCAAGCAGCACGTTATTGCCTTGTCGCGCAACTTCTACCGCCGCTCTTGAGACAAGGGAAGCCACGCCCGGACTGATCCTTGCCCCGGAACTCCCCGGATTGCGGATGACATTCTGCAACGGAGCCACGCCAACGCCCGGATTCTGCACGGGCACCGCGCCGCTTCTTGGTAAAATGGATTGTGAGAGTCTTGCCATTTTATTCAACCTCCAAAATAGTCATATTCAACCTCGGCCATCGCCCGTGGGTTGATCTCGCCGGTGTACGGGTCGTAATCGTCAACGGCCTTCGTTTGCTTTATCGGGCTGGCTTCCGCCATTTCTCCCAGCATCCTGCCGAACAAGGACAGAACGTCAATCTGGTCATCGTGCTTGCCGACCGGGAAGCTCATCATTTCCGAAACCAGGCAATCGGCCCACTCTCGGCCACTTGGGAAATAGACTTTGCCTTGGGCCATGCGGCCTCTGATCGACTGCGCTCTTGATGCCTTGTCAGCCGTGGACGCATATTGCTTCCGGTAAACATAAACCCGGCTTTCCTCGATCTTCTTGTCGATGAACGGCCCCAGGCTCTTGATTATCTGACCGTTTTCTTCGCCCCACTCAATCGGCCTCCACCTGTTCGCCAGGCCAATAAACGCATTGATCCACGTCGCCGAGTCCGTTTGCTCGCGCCACCAGTCCAGCAGATAAATATTGTCGTGCTGATCGATGCCGCAAACGCCATGGACGGTATAATCCCCGCCATTGGCCGTCACCGCGTAATCTGACGCGCCATAAATCGACAGGCTGGACGGTGCCTTGTCATACCATTTGATCCACTCCCGCTTGAAATAGTCGCCGGTCTCCGGTGACGGGCGTTGCTGGTAAAGGGCTTGCCATTCACGCGAGCCGATCACAAACTTAATGCGTTCCAACTCTTTAATCGGATACCATTCAGGCCATAATGCCTGCCCCTGTTGGTCAATTGCGGGGAGGCTCAATATATCCCATTGATCGCCACCTTCTTTTTGTGCGGCAATCAGTCTCCCGGCGAGGTCATCCTCATGCCATCGCGTTTGAATCAATATGATGGCTCCACCGGGCATCAACCGTGTATAGGCTGTTGACCTATACCACTTCCAGACGGATTCTCTGGTTGTCTCGCTGTCTGCCTCCTGCCGGTCCTTGACAGGATCATCAATGAGCAGGATATTGGCACCACGGCCCGTGATTCCCTTGCAGACCCCGGCGGCCAGGTATGCTCCGCCTTTGTCTGTGTTCCACCGTCCAGCGGCCTTACTGTCTCGCCGCAAACTCACTTCCTCAAACACGTTGCGGTATTCCTGACTGGCCATAATGTCCCGCACGTCCCGCCCGAAATCATCAGCAAGGTCGGAACTGTACGAAGTTGCGATAATCAACCCGCTGTGATTCCTGCCAAGATACCATGCGGGGAAACGTCTGGATGTAATCTCGCTCTTCCCATACCTGGGCGGCATAAATATCATCAGGCGGTCAATATCGCCACGCTCGACCGCCTCCAGCTTCTCAGCTATCAACCTATGGTGTTCGGCGGCTTCATATTGAGCAAACGTGTACTGCGTGAAGGAGATTAAACTCACCTTCGCCTGCCGACGGCTCAATAGTTCCTGAGCAATCTCTTTAAGATTTCTGGATGAGGGCATTTAATTCCGCGTTTGAAAGTTCTTTGACGGGTCGGCTGTCCGTCGTATCGGTAAACTCCGTAGCTTTCCGTTTCGGGAAAACATAGTTCGCCAGTTCTCGATCAATCGAATGTTTGATTTTCAAATCCTCAATCTTGTTGCCCAGGTCGCCGCGCATTTCAACCATCGCGTTAATCGGGTCGTAACCAAGCTCTGCGAGTTTTTGCTCGATGAATCGAGTTTTGTTATTTTTTGATCCAGGAGGTCTTCCATTGGGATTCCCGCTTTCCCCAGGCTTGAAAAGATGATCGGGCCTCTTCTGTTTTTTGGCCGACTTAACAGATTTTTTCAGGCGGGCAACCTTCGCGCTTTTCCCGCGCTTTTTCGCCGTTTTCGGTTTTTTAGGTGGCATTGTTCCTCCTCCCTTTTCGCTTGATGCTCTGCTCCGCCAAGGTCAAGTAATTCCGCCCATCCTGGTAGTTGTCTCGATGGTTCGGGTTGGAAACCGACCGGAACAGTTTCAGGGCATCCATGACCATCAGCCCCAAATGGGCGTAGTTCACATCCCCCTGATTCGCCCGGGCAATATCAACGAGGTTGCACACAGCCTTACCAAAACCAGCGTAAACGGTCTCCGGGTCGCCATACTGCTTGCCGCGTTCTTTCAGGATTTGGGCGTCAGTTTGCATCCGAATACCTCCCGGTCAGGAAATCGTAATTCAACCTTGCCAGGCCAATCGAGCCAACCTCTTTGAATCTAATTTTCTGGGCATGGACTTGTACTTCGCGGGTATGGGTCGATAAATCCCGCCAAATGGTCAGGCAGTTGTCGGCTTTGTTCCGCCAATGCGCCGATCCGGAAATGTCGTAAGGGCTTGGAACCGGATATTTCCCGCTGTTGTCTTTGTAAAGTTTCGTCGGATGGGCTATCAGCCAAACGTGAACCCCATGAGTCCGGGCAAACCGGCGAATCCTGGTCAGCGACTGGCTGATATACTCCGTCTCGCTCAACGAGGCGGGCCGTGAATGGTCGAGTTCGTTCCAAGGGTCGATAACCAGCCCCTTGATGCCTTTGCGGTAAACCAGGGCCTTTGCAAGCGATAAAATCCCATCAACCGTCAATTCGTTTTCGTCCGGCATCAGGAAGGTGAAATGCTCATCAAGCCAGCCGCTGGTTTTGAGGAGTTCGGCGGAGGTTAATCTTTCGGTCGGCCCCCTGCGGAAAGGTTTCCGCGCCCGCTTTTCGATGAGCTTGGCCGCATGACGTTCAAGCGGATAATTCTCTGGGGAGCAGATTCCGAAATGCCACCCTTCGCTTTCCGCAAGGTTTATCAGCATCGCGTCAATCAATTCTGATTTCCCATGGCTCGGAATCCCGGTCACCACGGTAAATTCGCCAGGCCGGACGGAATAAAATTTTCCAAGGGCAAGCCATCCGACATCGGCCCCGCCCTGTAATCCCCGGTCGTAGAGGTCAAGGATGCGCTCCGATATGTCCCCGACACTGAATAGACCCTCGACCGGGCAAGGCTGGGCGTTCTCAATGCACTGCTTTAGTCTTTCCGCCCCATGCTTGACCAGAACCTCGTTCGCGTCCTTGCATCCTTGTTGCCATGTGACGATACTGCACCGCTCCCGGCCCAACCGTCTGGCCAGTTCGTCTTCCAGCTTTTTGCCGGGACCATCATTGTCCACGGCGATAATGAATTTCTTCACCGGCTCCAGGCGATCCTTGCAGTTTTCGAGGAAATCAAACTTGCTGGAATAGTTTTTTGATTCGGCTGGTGGGGCACCATCCGGCACGGACACTGTATTTTGAAACCCCGCGACTTCCAGGGATAGCTTGTCAATCTCACCCTCAACGATGATCGTTGATTCGTCGGAAATGTCGTCATATCCGAAAAGGATTTTTTCAGCCCCGGACACTTGGCGGAAATGTTTCTCGCCGTCCCGGGACTTGACGTTCACCACTTCGCCGCTTTTGAGATATGGGAACTGGATGGTGTCAACCTCGCCCTCGACTTGCGGCATCCAGATTTTGCCGAACCCGATTTTATTCCTGGTCAAAACTTCCTCCGGTATCCTCCGTTCCCCCACGAGGTAGTTTTTGACTTTCTCCGGGAGGCTCTGAGGCCACGGATACTTGATCCCGGCCCGTGCTTTGGCTCTCGCTGGCTCAGGCCGGGAACCGTTGCCGTTGCCATTTGGCAGACCGCCCCGCCAATCGCAATGGTGGCAAATCCATGTCCGCTTTTCGATGTTGACCGACAGGCACCTGTCTAATTTTTTCTTCCGACCCGCACTACACTTGGGGCAAGTCGTTTGATGTTCCCCCGACCTGCCCGCTGGTACATCAATTCCAAAATCCGCGAAACTTTTCAAATCACAACCTCCCCGCAAGCGGAGTTTTTATCGGCGTTCGTTTTCCAGCGACCGTTTCCGCTTCCGTTGCTTTTGAAATTTTCGAACGGCTTCGCTTGGTCAAGAAACTTTTCCAACCCGCCTTTCCGGACGAGAAATTCTTGAAGCGTCCAGCGGTGGGAAAAATAATATTCGGGACCATCCAAAACGGTTTTGTAATTCACAATCGCTTGAATAATTTCTCCGGCTGTAAAATGTTTCAAACTGGCCGAAATACAAGATTTGAATTTCTCAAAAACGCGGTGTTTTACAATTTCTTGCCGGTTCCAAAAATCGAAAACGCTGTATATGTTTTTATCTGCCTCTTCTTTATATGTCTCTGGTCTAGCACTTTGATAGCATTCTGCTAGCGACTTGCTAGCATTTTTCACCATAACTCCTTTGTTTTCATCAAAACCCGCTTTCATTCTGTTACCGTTAAACTTTCGGGAAATTTCGGGAGTCGTTCGGGAACGGTTCGGGAACGGTTCGGGAGCCTTCCGGGAACCTTCCGGGAGCGGAAGAATAAAACCCTTTTCTTCGAGGGTTTTTAGATCGACTCTGCCACGCGCTCCGATCTGTTTTTTTATGAAAATGGGATCGTATGGGAGAACGTTTTCGAGGCGGCTGGCAAGCAACCAAATTTTGATTAAATGCAGTTGGGTTTTTTCCGTCAAAAGAGAAAATTTATAATCCTGCAAAGTCTCGAAATAGAGTTTGATCCAGGACGGGTTCCGGTCTTTGTAATGTTGAAACTTCTCGAAATTCTTAATCGAAAAATATTTCATGCCGCCTTGAACCCCCACCAAAAGCGGCTAACAACCACCGCAAGCCAGTAATCGGGGCCGCACTCGCCATTGAATAAGCCAGCGGCCAAGCGGTCAACAACCCATGATTTGAGTAAAGAGGCGGTCATCGGTTCGCGGCCTCTTTGAAATGCACAAGGCGCGGATCGCCAGGTTGCGCTCCCTGCATCATCAAGGTCAGATCGTGCAGAACAAGCTGGGCACGGAGCAACCCGGAAGGCATCCGGGAGGGATGCGGACGGCGGAGGTGCCGGATCTTTCGGCGCTTCATGACGCCACCGCCGCCGTTCCCCTCTGGGCGATACCGCGCGGGCGTTTTTCAATCCACTCAAATATTTCATCCTCGCGCCAGCCCATCTTGCGCGCACCGAGTTGTAGCCGAACTGGAAACCGTCCTAACTTTTCTAACCTCCATAGTGTAACTTTTGACAAGCCGACCATTTCGACGACTTCGTGTTGATTCAGTATCTTCATAGAAAATCTCCGTTTTGAAGTTTCATAAAAGTAATCAGTTTCCTCCAATATAAATCTGCCAAAGACAAAAAAAAACCCCCGCAATCTCTTGAAAAGGGTTTTCAAAAGTTGCCGGGGGTTTAAACGTTTCAGGCTTATTTATAGGGGGTTTTGAGCGATTTGGGTAAAAATAGTTTACGGGGGTTTAACGAGAAAATTTATCTTGGCGGGCGGGTTATTGCGGTTTTGGTCTCCTCCCCGGTTTACGATTCGGGCACAAATCGTTAATCCAATTCGTCAGAGTTCCTTCAGCATAAATATGGCCGTCGCAACAATTCACAATTTCATTACAAATAATCATGTCAGCAATAGTGACATCAGGGTCTTCCTTCCATAATTTTTTTGCGATTTCTCTGCATTTTTTGTGGTGTTCGTCGGATTTTTTACCGGAAGAATTCTTAGATTTGCCATCTTTCACGGCGCCGAGTGTCTTTTGGTCAAATATCGACGGAGACTCTCTATTAATAGAGGCAAGTAATCCGGCGTAGAAAACCTTCCTTTTTCTCCACCATGACGCAATGTGATGTATAAAAAATCTTTTTCCCAACATTGACGCCTTTTCACTTTTACCTCCAATGATTTTTAAACTTCCATTTTCAATATCACCTAAAATCGAATCATAAATCTGATAGCATGTATTTTTAAAATGCGAAGGTAAGTTTGCACAATTCCGTGAATAATAGTTTGTTCCCGGAGCGGCCCTGAATATCCCAATAAGAGGTCTGTCACGATAACGAATGATTTCCAAACCTTCGACACCGACAAGAATTGATAACAAAGTTGACAGATCCCAACAATCATAATGAGTTTTTGCTTTCCTCATAGGTCACGTCTCCTCTAACGCCCTTATC